TTATCATCAACATAAACTGCCGCACCTTTAGGTATAGTGCTACCCGTTTCATTTTTTACTTGGATAACAATGTGTGATTTAATTTTCTCAACTTCAATGAACTTTTCTGTTGGGTCGTATGTAAAGTCTGTATCTAAACCTACTTGGTCCATACCGTCGCCATAAAGAATTGCATTTTTCTCTAGGGTTTGTCTACCTGTACCACCATGAAATACTGGCGTGTTACTAAAAGCACCTATGGTTTCATAAACGCCATCTGCTATTTGCCTAAAGTTCCAATCGCCCCTAATGGTAGGTCTTTTTACACATTTTATAGATGCGGCTTTGTTATCAGTACCAACTTCACCATAAATCCTCCCACCATCTTTTATGACTAACTCATTACATTCTAATGTAAGGCCCGCAGGTATTTTCCAATAATTATCTATAACATCGTTTGTTTCTATTTGTAGTTTGTTATATTGAGCGTAAAAGTTTTTTGTTGTAGTATTACCAAAGTTTGTAGAGCCAGTAACAGGAAAATTAAGTGCGCCATAAGAAGATGTTTTAAGCGTCTTAAATCTAGCGGTAGTATGTCCAAACCTAAAGTATTCTCCGATAGCCGTCAAAGTACCTTCAAACAAAAACTCTTTGGTATAATCGTAGATGTCGTAGTCAGAAGAAGTAACATCATCACCATTAAAGTTTAACATATCAACAGAACCGTAATTGTTGAAGTCTGTTCTTGATACATCTGAATATATTTTTTTGGCTTTCATTTCTCCTGTATAAGTAATATTAGGATATGCGCCATCTACCATAGAGAAAGTTTGCGAACCAAAATTAAAGGTAAAAGTATCTCTTCCGGCATTCCAAACACTTGTATCTACCGTAAAATTAACCAATGCTTTAGTGTATGGCGCACCTGCGCCGTCATAAGTATCTACGGATGGTGCGCCTAAGAATGTAAATGTAGTTGTGCCTGCACCCCTAAATGTATTTTCTTTATGTACTAACAAAGCCCCATCTAATCTAACATCTAAAGTATTACTAAATGATATAATACCTGTGTAGGTAGATGCTATTGTTATATCGTGATATTGTTGTGAACTACTAATAGTTAATGCACTTATTGTACAGTCGTTACCAAGAGCGCCATCAGATGTACCGTCAAAAACAATACTGTCTCCATCTCCGGGCGCTACACCACCTACCCAATTGGCATCGTCTGTAAAAACACCACCGGCCTCGCTTCCATCCCATGTTATTGTACTACCCACCTTATCTCACCTCTATTGCGAAGAGAGAGAACCGGACAACTCGCCACTTTTTGTACCGCTTGTTTTTGCGGCTGTGGCCTTTGTATAAAATGCTGTGCCGCCCTTCTCTTCTATTGCACTTAATAGCGACTTCGCTTGCCTTTCAAATGAGGCTAACTGTTGATTATAACGAATATCTGCTGTACCCTGTTCTTTTTCGGGAACAACAGAAGGTATGGTATCTATAAGTACTCTCAAACAATCAACACATACCATAAACTTAATTGCACCTTCTATGTGTGCAGTAAGTGGTGCATTTGTAGAGTTTACACCTACATAATTTGCTCTACGTACTTTCTTTTGTACTTCGGGAATACGTATGTTAAGATACTCGACAATAGTAGCCCCGTTCAAACCTCTTGGTCTGTTAAGTAAGTCTCTTATTTGTCTTGCAGATATATTAGTGTCGAGTACGGTTGCTTCTTCGTCTACTACTAATTCTCCTACATCAAATGACATTCATACACCTCTACTCATAGTCCAATGGTACGTCTATGAATACGGTGTTTGATGAAGGTTTCTCCGACCGACCAACTATTACTACTCTTTGTGTAGCAATTATTTTATCGGTCATGTCGCTAGGGGGTAGCCAATACAATGCTTTTCTAGGTGAATCTAACCTGCATATCTTGAACCGGCGTTGCGGTGTACTCTTACCAAGTAACCATTACCTGCTTTCCAATGTTTCAAACGATGTTCCATTTCTTTAACATCTGCTGATTCGGGCAACAATATACCTGCATCCTTTAGTTGGGTAGCAAGTTTAGCCTTAGACGGCTGCTTTTTCTTTGCAGCCGCCTTTGGCTTTGTGGCCTTCTTAGTAGAAGTCTTTTTAGTTTCTTTAGGCAATTAACCACCGCCCGTATTTAAGCACGGACTCCGGTTAACTTTAGAATCCTTTTGTTAGTACCGGATGATGCGCCATCTTGATGTTCGTGGATAACGCTACCCATGTACCCTGTCAATAACCAGTCGTAACCTACTCCCGGTAGACGTGTTAATTCTGTTTCTGTGAAACCTTCACCGTTGTATGTGAAGAACTCGGCTGTGTCTGCGCCCGGAATTAGCATTAGTGCATCGTTTCCGATTGCGTTGCCGCTTCCGTAATCTCTTGTGTAAGAGATAGACAAAGAAGCGATTCTAGCCAAGTGGTCGCCTAGTGATTCTACTACGTTTCCGTATAGAGTTGTATTTAGGATAGCACTTCTTGTATCAGCAGGTAGTACTAGTGCAAGTGGTTCATTACCGCTTACTCTACCTTCTGCGAAGATGTTGTCCATACCTTTTAGGATGTCGCCTTCTTCGTCTGCACTTGCGTTTCCGAATACTGCTGTTGCTGCAACTGCTGTTGCACCTGCACCACCGTAAAGTTTTGTTAAGATGTGGTTGTCGATTGTGTCAGCCCTTGCTCTTACGATAGCAAGTTGTTGACGGTCGATGTTCTCGAAAGATTCGCCACGTAGTCTTACTGCGTCTAGGAAAGTAACACGACCTTGACCCTTTTCGAGTTTGGTTGTGTAGTTTGCTGTTCCTAGGTTGGTTGGGTCAGTTAGTGCAACGTCATCTAATGGATAAGTAAATGTACCTACTACTCCTGTGTACCACTTAAACTCTAACCAAGGTACGCTACGAACACCGACTAAATCAGTTGCGATAGCGATTGTGTTAGATTGTAGTTGGATAAAGTCTCTTAGAGTTTGCTCTAAGACTGCATCTCCAACTGAAAATGGGCCGACTGCTGCTGTTGGGTTTAATATTTCTTCTAATGTATTGTTCATATCATTCATCTCCTATAATTTACTTCTATATCTAACAAGATACAGGAATGTAATCTCCCGCAGACAATGCTGCTTCTCCACCAAAGTAGTAACCTACGAATACTGCGCTGTTTGCTGATGAGTCATCAACACAACCGTTTTCGTCTGCTGTTTGTGAAACGTACATTGAAATACCGAACTTTGGTGCTGTAATATCGTTTGCTAGTTTTAGGTAGCAGATACCATCAAGAGGAAGAACTGATACTGTTCCTGTTCCTGCTGCTTCCAATGCTAAATCTGCATCACGGCTTGATTCTGCCATTGTGTAACCGATTGGTGTATCTGTTACTGATGCGGTCATTAGAATACCGCTTGCATCGTATTTAACTAAAAGTCCTTTGCTTGCGAATGTTTCTTGTATATCTACTACGTTTACTGGGTCGTTTCCTGAATATGCTACCATTTTATCTCATCTCCTTAATATCATTGTACGAAGGAGCAGCCATTCTTGTTCTTTCTGCTCCTGCGAGTGTTTTGTTCCATGTGTTTGCCCAAAGGTTAAATGCCTTTGCGTAAACTGCTTCATCGTTTGCGACCATTCTTCCATTCAAGTAGTTTGCTACTTGTGGCGCTTCTGATGCTTCTACTGCTTCGACAGGTTTTGTCTCAGATGCAATAGGTGTCATCTCAACAGGAGTTGGCGCAGGGTGCGCTTCTTCCCAAGATGCGATAAGTGTTTCTAGTGTAGGAGTAGAAAGTGACATTCCCAACTCAGATGCTTTAGTAACTAAAGTCATTCTTTCTTCTTCTGCTTTTGCGGCCACTTGAGCCTCGAACTCAGCGACACGGCTGTTAGCCAAAACTAACTCAGCCTGCATAGCCTCGATTTGTGCTTCATAATTTGTTTCTATGTTTTCTTCTTCGGTCATACTTTTCACCGTTGGTTGATTAACGTCAGCAATTGAATGACCTATAAAGGTTGGCTCACTTGCTATCATTTCTTCTTCGATTACTATTTTTTCGATAGATTCTACGTTTGCTCTGTCATAAGCGGGTTTTACTACCAATGCTAAGTGGTCGAAAGTGAAATCTTCACCGAATACAAGTCCGTTTTCGTCTGCTGATACAGGAATACCTGAACCACCAATACTTACACCGTACCCATCTTCCTTCCATAGACCGGATGCTAAACTTGGGAATAATTCTGTTTGTGTTACGTGTGCTACATATCTTACTTCGTAGCCACCTTCTGTTTTGAAGAAAGAAGCGCCTACTATCCTACCTACGTTAGATTCTTCTAAGCCTTCTTCGTTTCTTGTAAATCCTGCGCCATTTTCATTTGCTGCCGGATGATATAGTGTTAAGTCTGAATCTTTCATTTGTTGTGCAACACTTCTAGCACCTTCTTCGGTCAAAGACCAATTGTTTTTATTCATACCTTCGTGGAATGCTATGCCTCTTATTTCATAGACAGTTTTTCCTGTTTCTGCGATAAGTTTTGCTTCTATCTCTTCTAGTTTTAACTCTAAAGTAACTGCTACCTTGCGACATTCACCATCTATCATCTTTTCACCGTAGCCACATTCTGCCGCTTTTTTCTTATCGTCATCATAGTAACCTTCGACTTCAAACTCATGCCCTTCATGTGCTTTCATACATTCTTCTTTTGTATATCCTGCTTCTTGGCATCGTGTCATATATTCATCGTGTGATTCTGTATCGTTAGGTGTTGGTTCTGCTGCTTCGACTTCATCAGCCTTACTTTTAATAGGAATACAGTTAGGTACTTTACGACCATTTTTCATTTTCATACCGTATTGTTCGTAGCCTTCTGTGCATGGGTCGTCTGCGTCTTTTGCTTCTATGTTACCACAATTGCACTTTGATGCACTTGCATCGTGAGAATCATTTTTATCAAACCACATTTGGAACTCTTCTTCGTTAGGTCCGGGGAAATACATAGGTGTACCATCTGCCATGCGGTCCATGTGTGTAGCCCCATCAAAACCTATTTCCATTGATTTTTGTCTTGCTCCTTCGGGTGTTGAGAATATGTAATCTTCCATACCTGCTTCTACTTTTTTACCACCACGCCATTGTCTGCAAGACCAATAACGTGCCTTCCATTTTGGGCCGGGATTGTCGCAATTGTGCCTAGACCTAAACGCTTTTCTTCTAGCGGGGTCATCTCTTTTTATTTCCATGTTAGGGTCGCCAAATCTTACTATGACTACATTACCGCTACCATTTTTAGTATAAACTGCGAACTTTTTAGCGCCACCCTTTGTACGAAAAGGCTTATTGAGTGTAACGCTACGCCCTTGATACTCGGCAGCCGTAACATCTTCTTCATCCCATTCTTCGTATGCCACTACTTCGCCACTACAACCGCATCCACACGACATGATATGTTTCAGTTAAGGAATGTCTTATTAACCTACTCTTGACCTTCGGGGCATTCCCAACAATTACCTAGAGTACAAAAGCCGCACCAAACACCACTATTCATTTTTTTGCCTCTTTTGTTTTTCCGTTAGTAATTTGATATGCTTCCATATCTAAAGTGTGTTGTTTTTGCATCTTTTCCATTTCTAAGTCATGCTTCATCTTAAACTCTTCTAGTAGTCTTACGTGAGTCTTTTCAGCGTCAGTTGCTTGAACATCAGCAGAAAGTCTGTCGGGTAATACTGCAATTTTAGCACTTTCTTTACCCTTAAATAAATCCAATACACTAGTAATAATTAGAAGTGCCGGACCACCTAATAGACCAATAACTGTAAGTTGTGAATCTGAAATCTCACGTTGTTCTACGATACTAAAATAAGATGCTGTGGCTGCTATAACTACCCAAGCCATAACGACACCCATACCAAAAGTTAGCATAAGTGTTTCGTTGGGATTTGTCATTTTCAACTGAGCCATGTTCTTTCCACTACCCTTATGTCTTATCAATACTTTGCCTAAAAAAGCCCCTACTAGAAAACAAACTGCGTATATACCTGCTAGAAGATACTCATTCCACAAGGTCGCTCGCACCATCCTGTGAGTTTTCTCTTGGTAAATCCCCTACTTGCTTTGGCGCTTCTGTCATCTTTCTCTCATCACCTTCTTTACCTATGGTTGGTAAGTTAAGCAAATCAAAAGATTGGTTTAGTGTAAGAAGTCCTGCATTGTAACCCATAACGGTTCTTTGCATTATATTTAGTGGTGTTTCGCTATCCATAGCCTCAAACTTAATTGTAGGCAAATCTTGTTTGCGGTAAGAGATACCTAACAAGTCTAAGTGCATCATAAATATTTTTGTTGCTGATTCACTCAAGATTCTGTGCATACGACTTATGGCTTGGACCGCCCAAAGGTTAGCGTTGAATGTAGCAGCGAAAGTAGAGCCTTTTTCTTGACCTGCTGCTACTCTTGGTACTTGTAGTACGGCTGCAATATCAGCATTTATTGTGTCGAGGAAGCCTGTGTTATTCGGCAAACTGTTGCCTACATCTACGTGATGTAGTTCTACGTAATGAGGGAGAACAGGTATTTGGTCGCCTCGCAGTCCCTCGAATAGAGTAATAACCTCATCCATAATATGTTGAAGTCTTTGTGCTTGTTCAGCAGGGTCTTGTATGTGTTCGATAGCAGATTTGTCTATTGTGATAAACTGCTTTGTCATTGAGTCCTCTAAAGAAACTCGATTGTTCATACTGTTATATTTCATGCGTATTGGTTGCTTTAGCGACGTAAATCTACTTGCGCCCCACACACCGTAGGTTCTGCGTAATTTATTATCGGTAAACCAATTAGAGCGATAATCTATCCTTATGTGTAGTATTTCATTTCTAGGGATAGCACGTTCGTAGGATGTACCTTCTCTTAACATATAGATGTTAGCATTGATGATTGGGTTATCTTCGTCAGCAACGAAGTAAGAACCTAAGCCACCTCTTTCATCAACTATGGTAATTTGTTTTACGGGTAAACTTTGTATGTCAGTAATACCTACATCTTGTTTACCGACTATTTTGTTTATGTCATTTCCGTAAACCATAAGACTTCGCATAGCGTTAATCATAATATCATCAAAATCAAGAGTATCTTCAACTAACTCACGTATTGCATCTCTTATCTGAGCGTTTCTACCGTTGGTATAATTTATCTCATAGTTGTTAGCCGTAAGAGAAACAGCACGAACAGCACCGTTTAGTTCGGGGTCTAACTTTAACATACTATCATAAAGGTCAAACTCATTGTCATGGTTACTGTCTTTTCTTAATCTTTCAGTATCACGTACAATATCGGGTACACCTGCTACTTGATTGAAAGGCTCAATCATCATACCTGCTCTTTGTATAATTGGATTAGGATTCTCTTTTTTGGTGTTACCACGAAATATATTCCACCTGCTACGCTCGGCCATATCATATCGAGGGTATAATTGACGTTTAATACTTCGTTTTTATTTTTTTTAATGTTTTTGTGATTTACTGAAAGAATAAAACGCTTTACTGCTCTATTTTTTTTTATTTTTTTATTTTTTTCTTTAATGTAGAGAAGTTAACTACGTTAACTAATAGAGGGTAAGGGGGTTTACCAAACATATTATAGAAGAAATAAAAATAATTACAGACAGCCTAGCAGTCTAGCGGTTTATTTATTTTGTAAAAGACCAAAACAATAAAAATTATTATGCTAATACTTATATATCCCTTCAATTTATCCTTGTTTATGCGAAGGGTGCATGGAGGCAAAGACCTCATCGAGAAGTTTGCGAAAGATAGAAGTTTTAGTAACATTAGTGAGTTTGCTGAGTTTCTACACGAAGTCGAGCCAAAGCGTTCAAAGAATGCTTGGCGTTCTGCTATTCAAAGGTGGATGAAGGAAGGAAATAGTCCATTTAAGGATAAAGAAGAGTATCATGCAGTCATAAATGAAAGAACGAAAGTATATCACGATGAAACGGCAGATAAATACTTGGTAGTAATGGAAGCAGTAGATGGATTCTATGTAGTGGAGGGTGAAAAACACCGAGCCATGAAAAAAGCATATTCTGAGGCGGGAGGTAACTTAACAATTGAAGAAATGGCTAGAGAGTTTGAAATGCCGCCTGCTTGGGTAAGTGAATACGTTAGAGTTAACAAATGGACTCACGGTATGCAACCATTTACAGATAAAGAGATAGAAGGTAACACCATTGACGATTTGGTTGACGAAATATTAGCCATGCGTAAAATTGAAATTATTAAGAAGGCAGAAGGCAAAAGATGGAGGCAAGTCGAGAAAGACGCTATGAAATATAACTACTTTAACGAGACAGTCAAAAAAGATTTCTTGGAAATAGCACAAAAGTGGAAGCCTGCTTCCGTAAAGCGTACTAAGACACAAAAAGAAGGTGATTTTGCCGTCGTTCTTTCCCCAACTGACTTACATTTTGGTAAATATGGTTGGGTTGATGAAGTTGGACAAAGTTATGACTTAGAAGAGGCACGACATAGAGTTTTGACAAAGACCGAAGAGTTGTTGAAGAGACTACCTAGTAAACCGGAAAGATTTTACGTTGGTGTGGGGTCTGATTGGTTTCATGTAGATAACGACGTTGGTACAACTACAAAGGGTACGGCACAAGATATGGCCGCTACCCCTGCACAAATCCTTATGGAAGGTTGTGATTTGGCTAGACAACATATTGACCTTTTGAGGACTGTTTCTGATGTTGAGTTAATATTTATGGGTGGTAATCACGATAGACATACAAGTATTATGTTAATGATGTACCTTGACGCTTATTACAAAGATTGTGAGGATGTAAACGTAGTAGTTTCTCCCGAAATTAGACAATATGTTACATACGGTAATAATTTGATTGGATTTACTCACGGTGATGGTAAAGTTATGAATAAACTAAATGCTTTGATGGCTCACGAAGAGAGAAGTGCGTGGGGTAAAACATCTCACAAACTTTGGTTTCATGGACATTTACATCATCAACAAATGCGAGAAGCAGGTGGTTGTTTGATTATACAACTTCCTAGTCTTGCAGGTGAAGATAGATACCATAGTCGTAACGGATATGTTATGGCTAAAGCAGGATTGTCTGCATATATTATAGATAAAGAAGAAGGGCTGATTGGCAGCCTGTTTGCGCCGGTGGTACATGAATGAGATGGACTTCTGCTAAATGTTGGTCGTGTGGGTGGGAAGCACCACGCATACAGATGCACTTAGCGGTAGAAGGTGTATGTCCATATTGTAATAAGAAAGACTTACATCCGAGGTGATATTATGGGTTTTATGCAAGATTTTTCTATGGAACGCAGTCGTAAAGACATTAAGTATTTCTACCAATGGTTAGGTTATACTTGGGGCGACCACATAGGAGAATGGATGGAGATGTACGGTGATAGAAAAGGTGCAGAAGTGCATCGTGTTTGTGTTATTGCGCCTCGCGACCATAGTAAGTCAACTACTCTTAGGGTAAAACTATTACACCAATGTTTGTTTGAAAAAAAGGCAAATGGTAAACCTTTTACTTGTTGGTTGATTTCTGCAAGTAAAGATACTGCTATTAGAAGATTACAAGAGATTAGAGAGGACATGAAACAACATCCTCAGTTGTCTAGGTATCTCGACCCGAAGAGAGGTAATAAAACTGAAATGTATTTTACCAATGGGTCTTGGATAATGGCTACATCAGTAGGCTCAGCAATTCGTGGTGAACATCCGGCTTGTGTAGCATTTGACGATGTGTTAGTCGATTCTGATGAAATGAACCCTCACACTTTACAACAATGGTTTAGAAAGGCTATTTCCCCTATGCTTTCGCCCGGAAGTACGTTTTACGTAGTTGGTACGCCTATGTCTATGACTGATTTGTACCATACTGAAATGTTAAGCAAAAAGACTTGGAAAAGTGGTACTTGGAGTAGTATAGTAAATTATGATGAATGGAAATCTAGTGATGGGGATATTGACCCTAAAGCACTTTGGCCGGAGTATCGTAGTGTAAAGTTTTTGTTAGAACAGAAAGAAGCAATAGGAGACTTGGAGTTTTCGCAGGAATACCTATGTAGGGTTGTTGACGATGACGCTTCGGTATATCCTAACAACTTAATTCGTAAGAATCTTATCATGGAACACACTATACAAACGGATAAATTGGATAACAACAGATACATTATAGGATTCGACCCTGCACATGGTCTTGGTAAAGATTACAGCGTAATGGTATGTCTTAGGCAAGACGAACAAGGATTTATTCATTTTGTAAATATGTGGAGGCGTAACGATTTCCCACCGGATAAGCAAGCGGATATGTTGATTGAATGGTCTAAGAGATATGGCAACTGCGGAGTAGCAGTTGAGGATGTAGGTTTCCAACAAATGTATGAAAGTTTGCTTGCACAAAAAGGTGCGGTAGTAGATTATAGACCTAGTAAGGTAGGCAACAGAACTTTGAAGCAAGGATTGCTAAACAGACTTAGAGTTTGGTTCGAGAGAGAAATGATAGCATTTCCTTATGGTGATGATGAAACCCGTAGGATGGTCGAGATTATCCTAGAAGAATTAAGACTTCACGCTTGGCGTGATGGTGTGATAGTGGACTTGGGTGTTCACAACGATACAGTAATGGCTCTTGCACACGCAATAGACCAATTTACATATAAGATTCCCGATATGCCGGTAGTTATGAAAACTATGACGGGTGGACAATGGTTAGGTGGTAAAGCCAAAATCAATAGACCCTCTAATACAGGTGTTGGTGGGAGAGTAATGGAGAGAAGAAGATTATGAGAACAGTATTTGGCCCAAAAAGTAAAAAGACATTATATTTAGACCGTTTGCAGGAGTTAGCAGACTCGGACTATTTCGACGAATGGAGAACAAACGAGGAAGTTATGTGGAAGGTAAACGAAGTCGTACCTGCCCGATGGACTCAATTGCATTCTTGCGGGGTGCATAAGTATATGCGTAAAATTAAACAAGCAGATTCGATGGAAGATAAATACAAAAAGGTCATGGGTAAGAGAGTACGATATTGGCGCAAAAGGTTATAAATATTTTTTTTCAAAAAAATTGTAAAAAATTGTTCGTGGTGCTAGGCGGGTATAGGTACGTATATCGGTGTATTTTTGGAACTAAGTGCATAAACTACACTAGGTGTTATACACTACACTTGGTGCAAAAAAAGCACTAAAAAAGGGCCAGGGAATGCTAGACCGGAAGGCTTAATAAGGAGTATGCTGACCGAGGCTTAGGAGTGCGTAGCACCCTGCCGGATTAGTGAAGGCGGGCTATCAATAGATAGCAAGATTTGTGGTGATAGCCATAAATTAGGCGCTGGTCTTTCAGACCCAAGCCGAAAAATCAAAAATGAATCGGAGATGACTAAAAATCATTTATGACACATTCAGAATTAGAAGCCCTTTAATTAGGTAAGTAGTTAACTCGGATGACTACTATAAACAAACAGATAAAAGGAGACTAAGAATATGACAGATGTACGTATACACTTAGTGCTTGACATCGACCTTACTGATTACCTAGATGACCTATGGCACACACCATTAGGAGATTTAGTTGACATCAGTTATGCCGAAGTCGACCACATTGAAGCAGTTTAAGGCTTTGATGCCTTAGACGGAATTACACAAAGCCCACCCCTCTATATGGGGGGTGTGGCCTACTACTAACACATCGAATAAATGGGGGTGAAACATATGAATATGAGAGATGAATTAAAGATAATTATAATCACGGATGAATACGAGTATTCAGAATGGATTATTGACGCTAACTGTTAAAGTTAGCCGAGACGGAAATACGTAAAACTCTAGGGGGGCAGTAATGCCTCCCTAGTAGTAATAATAAAAGGAGGTTAATAATATGAAGAATAATAATATAAAAGAAAAATTAAAGCAACATATAGAAAGTAATTACGTAAGTAATGAATATTACGACTATATGATGTCATAAGTTAGTTATTGAAGCGAGACTTAGAATTGTTTTAGAATGAGATAAAATAATTCCCATAGTCATTCAATAATTAATGAGACGGACTAACACAAAATTGAGGGGGGGCGTACTGCAATACGCCGCCTCTCTCTTAACTAAACAATATAATAATAAAGGAGGTAATAAATTATGAATAAGAAAGATGGTGAATTATTAACTTTAGAAGATATAGATGCAATTGAATGGTTCAATGGTATAATGAGAATGTCTTACAACGGCGAAACACACTCAACGACCAAAATTAAACAACTATTCATGGCATTGAATGAATGTGGCTTTGGTTATGTTTGTGGTTATCTTGACTTGGATTCAATAGATAAACTAAGAAAGATATTAGATAACCCTAAGATGATTAAACTATTTACTAGACACTTAGACTCGGGTATAAGAAGAGAGCAAATAGACATAACAACTAATGAAACATTAGCAGAATATCATTCTAAAGTTGGTGGAAGCCAATATAAAAGAGATAAGACTTGGGAAGCATTAGATTCTTGAGACTTATTAGATAGAAACACGTAAACCCCTCATGGGATGTCGGCAGGCATCTCATGGGGCGGCCACTTTAACTCGATAGTAGTCCTAAGCACGACTACCAAGCCTTATGTTAGATTCTACTTGATGCCTCACACGTATTCAAGTAATCTAGCATAAGGTTTAAACTGCCTTTTTTTATTTGTTTATATCTTAAGTAACCCCCCTTATCCTAAAAAGAAAAAGCCGGTTGAAATCCAAATCCAATTATTAACACTAGTGTATAAAAAACAAAAAAAAGATGCCCCGTGAGAATCCAAATTGGACTCCCACAGGATTTAAGTAATTCCGTCTTGAGTTTGCTAGACTCGCATAACAAAACAGTTAATCACCAACCGCTTTGTTCAAT